AAGGCGCTGAAGGCCTGCACCACCCTGATAATGACGGGAGCAATGGTGTACGTGACGTGGTGACGGGAAGAGAAATCATGCTCGAAATCTGTGTGTGACAGGCACGGGGACACCACTTAGAACTGCGAAGCAAACTACAGCGCATGGAAGACCTGATAAGGTTGGCACTAAAGGCAATGTGACTTGCCGGAGGTCGGGGTTCGAGTCCCCGCTTGCGTTCTAAACTTAAAACACACAAAGCAATGAAAAGAGTAGCAAACGACACTAACAATGTTATTAATCAGGGCTATGTCGTAAACGATGGCGAAATGTATTTTGAAACGCAAGAGGCGTTGCTAAAATATCTTCGTGAAATTGACCCATCTATTGCAGATATGTCAGATGACTTCGTTCTGAATGATGGTTATGATGCCGGAGTTTATTATTGGACTGAATGGACAACTGATGAGGACTAATTTATGCATAGTCGAAACGGGGGAAGCCCCGTCTGCGCTGAATGGCCTAAGCGCACTGATGAAGACAGGCCGGAACATAAAAAAATAAAAACACAAAGCTATGAAGAATGTCACAAAATTAGCCTGTTGGCCCGAATTTGCTTCACTTGGTTTCACTCCCGTAAAGTTCAGGGCACACGGCAAAGTGGTGTGCATAGGGGCCGCCCTGAAAACTGAGAACGGCGAAATATGTATTGAGCCGGGCTATTATTCAGATGGTCGCAGTTACCATGTTAGCGGCCCTGTATTGCGCCCAAAATATGAGGCAGTAAAGTACATAAACGAAAGATTGGACGGCTCAAAATATACAACTGAGCAAGTTGTATTGACTGACTTCATCAATAGTCACGTAACGGCCCGCGAAGTCGCCCCGCTTATTCGGTCTATGGTAAACTAACAACAAACAAACACACAAAGCAACATGAAAAAAGCTAACACAATCCGCACTATCACACTGCCAACACCTAACAGGGGGGAGACCTACTTCATCATTAGCCAATGCAATAAGGGGCTATTTTGGGCGCACGAACTTGGCAAGAAAACACAATGGGCTGAGTTATTCGGCACAGATGAGCGCAAGGCGCACAGGCTTAACCCGTCTAAGCGGTTCGGCAATCAGTACGGCACGTTTTGGAGGGCTGTTGGATTTAAGACAATCCAAGAGGCTGAACAGGCTATCAGCAAGGCAGCAGAAACGGACACAATTCACTTCTGACAGGCAACCAACCAACAAGAGCAGACAACAAACAACAACAAACCCCATAAACAAACAAACAAAGCTATGACCATCAAAAAACTAACAGACTATGAATTGTCTGAGCATGTCCACATGTTAGGCTATATGCTACGGGAATGTAAAAAGTTTTCCCACGTGCCAACTCAGGCCAAAGAAATGGAAAGACTTGAAAAGCAATTTCAGAACGCGTGCGATGAACAAAATAGGCGAGAAGACGCAATGATAGAGGAATATATGCGCGGATCGAAGATTTAAAAAAACAAAACAAAACCAATAACACAATGAAGACACACATTGGAACAACAGATGCTCACGCAAAAGCAGTAGGAATGTTTTATCGTGTTGCAGGAGATTATGTTGAAAAATTTAAAATAGGCGGAAAACAAAAACTTCAAAAATTAGTTGGTGAAGATTTGTTTTACAAAAAAGGCAAAGATTGGTGGTGGAATAATCCTAAAATAATTAGGATGACTACTTCTGAACTTAAAAATCTAACAAAAAAGATTGAAAATGCCTAATTGCTATCGGGTGGGTGTGCTTCGGCACACTTGCCCATAACGAATGTGTAGAGGGCACTGAAGGCAGTGATACGGACTGCGAAAAGTGTTACTACCAAGTGTACGGGGAGAAGCTAAAATGAACATAAACAAAATAAAATAAACACAATGAAAAACACGACAGCAAAACAGATCAGAGGCATCCAATCACTCACATGGATGACTTCAACCAACTTCCGCTCTAACCGCAAGCAGTACAATGGCGTTCCAGTGGAGATCGTGAAAGAGATCGTGCAAAAGAAAACCCGCCGAGCGCTGGCTAAGGAAGGCATTCAGGAGACTCGCTTGCAGAAAGTGAAGCGGTTAATAGCGCAGTCGCTCGACGCGAAGGGCACTAACTACTTCAAGGTGATGATCGAGGGTAATACGGGCATTTACTACGCTCACCCAAAATTCGGTCACGCTGATTACAACAAGAGCCGAGTCTTCGACAAGACACCTCAAACCATTAAAATAATGAACCTCTTTAACCAAATTGTAAACAAATGAAAAGCGAAACGTATAAAAATGTCTTCCACAGCATCCGCAAAAACGGGGCTAAGGCAGACATCGAGGCCACCATACGAGAGCCGTGGACAGCCTCCCTAACCATCAACGGGGTCAGAGTCCTGTACCGACGTTTCGAAACCGAAGTAGAAGCGGCACGAGCAGTAGACCTCGCACTGATACGGGCAGGAAGGCAACCCGTTAACGTACTGAAACCCAAAGGATAATAAACTAACAAATTAACAAGATGCAACAGAGTGTTAATCAGCTATGTGCGGATATCGAGACAATCCCATGCCCCGCAGTTAGCATATGCGACTACACCAAGTGGAGGATAATGTATCAGGATCAACTCCAAAAAGCATACGCAATGTTTCGGGAAAAGAACCATGATGAACGAGTCTGGTTCAACGATTTCTGCTTCGTCTGCTTCATTGAGTTCAGAGCAAAGTTCAATCCGAGACTTAACTGAAATCAAAAGAAAAGGAAATGAAAGAAACTGAAAGAAGTCACGAGAATAAACAGGAAAGAAAGAAAGGAAAAGAAAAAGCCCCCCCGTGAAAAAGATAATCAAATCATCCCCGCCCCACAAAGGGGCAGTTACCTGAACCAACATGGTCTCCCATGAAGTTTAGCCTACGTGCTCCGGCGGGGCTGATCCGGACTCATTAACGGGGAGGAGAATAAAAAAAGCCCTGCGGGGGATCAGGGCTAAGGCGAAAGGGTTTTAATCTTTCTCGCCCTTGCCTTAACTCGTTCCCCCGAACCAAGTGAAAGAAAGGGCTGTATTTTCACACAAAGTAAAGGGAAGTCAAACGCAAATGTCAAGCAATTCAAAAGAAGTTCAAATCATAAACACAAAAACAAAATGAGAATCCATGACCTGTGGAACTACATCCACACAGCAATGCCACACGACGTAGTCGCAAAGAAGATGGTAGACGATGCGCTCATCGAATTCTACCGACACCCATCAAGCGAGGAACTGCTCGAGATATACAAGAGCGCCAGAAACAATGAGAGCATCAGTATCGTAGACAACCGAGACGAAAGGATCTCGGCGGGGAACGTCGTTGAATCCGTCGCACACATTTACCACAAAATTAAAAAACTTGAGTCATGAAGTACCTTGCTTTAATATCAGTAGCGGCATTCGCAATACACCCAGAGATGTGGGTTCTCTATCCAGCCATCGCATACATTGTCCTAAAAGTCTCTTCGGGGCTGTTCGATCAGTGTATGAACAGGATTGCCAACGATTGTCACAAGTCGTGGTGGGAAAACAGATAAATATTTTTGCAAGCGAAACAAAAATGATGTACATTAGCACCATGAACAAAGAAATCAAAATGGACAACATCCTCGAACGCATGGCGTGGAGGAAACGAGAGATCGAAATCTACGAAGAGCAACTCTTCGAGATGGAGGTCTGGGGACTTGGCACTAACGAACGCATAGCAGAGATGAAGGAGCGCATCAGGCGCATACGGCAAATGTCTCTGCCACTGCTCGCACATGGATTGTATTTAATCTATAACACAAATAACAATGAATAACAAAGAAATTTCAATCTTCAGGGACAAGGACTCCTTCGAGTCTGCTCAACGGATGGCTAAGATGTTGTCCATATCAGACCTTGTGCCCGATCAGTATCGGGAGAATGGAAACGGAAAGGGATTGGCGAACACGATGATCGCCATGAACATTGCACAGCGCACGGGGAGTGACCCGATGCTCGTCATGCAGAACCTGTACATGGTACACGGACGCCCCGGGTGGTCATCGCAGTTCATCATTGCCGCACTGAATTCCTGTGGCCGCTTCAAGCCACTACAATTCGTGATGGACGGGGAGGGCATGAGCCGATCCTGCCACGTCAAGACCACCGACAAGGAGGGCAATGAACTGATTGGCCCGACGGTCAATATGGTTATGGCCAAGGCTGAGGGATGGATGGACAAGAAGGGTAGCAAGTGGCAGACCATGCCAGAACTGATGCTCCGATACCGTTCAGCGGCATTCTTCGGACGACTCTATGCCCCCGACATCCTCATGGGGATGCAGACGGCAGAGGAACTGCACGACATCACCGCACCATCAGCCCCGAGCATCAAGGTTCTGCCTCAGGACGTGGTTGACAAGATGCTTCAGCAGGTAGCATCCAAGCCAACTCAGGATGAGATCAGCATACTGACCGATGCCCTCACCTCTATGAATGTAGATCCACAGCAGACGATGGACATTCTATCCAAGGCTCAGGAGATAGTGGACGGGGCATCAACAATCCAAGACCTTTTTAGTAATACAGACACAACAGAATGAACGAGACAATGATCAAGGAACACATCAGCCGATGTGCCCGAACAGCAATTGAAAACATGGACACCCTCTACGAGGAAACAGCATGGATAGACGATAGGATGTGGAACATTCTCATCGAGGCTTATTACGATGGAAGATACGAAGAGAATGTTAGCATCACCCACGCATCAGCGATGGACATGGACGATGTGGTGGTCATGGCCGACACGGACGACCTACTCGAACTGCAACGTGAACACAAAATAGATACCCTCGAAACCATCAAGGACTGGGAGGACTTTCAAAACATCCACGCAAATGGCCGAATCTAAATACGTAGACCTGATACGTTCCGCTGCCGATCAGAGGAGCGACGAATGGAGACTATCCCGAATGGGGCGCATGACGTCCTCGGAAATATCTGTCCTGTTCCCCCGACGATCTCCCGACAAGTCCTTTGCCATACAGCATGAGGGCTTTGGTCAGGGGGCTGTCACCTACATCAAACGCAAGGCTTTGGAGTTATACACGGGGCAGGATATTCAGTCCGACCTCGATACCTATGCAGTTAGGTGGGGGCGACTATTGGAGCCAGCCGCATTGCGCTTCTTTATGATGTCCACGGGGGATGCGACAATCACCACAACGGGGTTCATTCCTCACGGAAAGTATGCGGGTGGAAGCCCCGACTTCTTGTCACGAAACTATGGGATCGGTGAGATCAAGTGCCCACTGAATCAGGAGTACCACGTGACCGCCATCATCGACCTGAAGACCTTGGACGACCTCAAGGAGTGGGAGTATAAGTATTGGTGGCAGGTTCAGTCACTGATGTACTTCACGGCGATTCACGCAGCTATCTTCATGACGTTTGATCCACGGCAACTCGTCGGGGCGTGGACGGATAATGATCCCGAGGGCTTCAGTCCTGAATACGCACACGAAAACTGCTCAGATCACCAGAAGAGCATGGCAATCCACTCCGTGACGGGGGAGATGAATGAGAGCGTCCCCGATCTGATTGAGGATGCAATAGTACGATTCGCACGTCTGCGGAACAGGTTCATCGACCAACTCGTTACATCCAAGGGGATGCCCGAACACCTTCAAAATTGGAAGCCATGAGCGATAGTGAATACTATAGGATGCTGAAGAATAATCCCCCGAAACGAAAGGAGAAAACAAAGCACACGGGCAATTGGTCTGTGGTGGTGTGGATCGGGGGAAAGATACAGACAATACTATCCGATAAGCCATACGCTATGTGTGTACATAAAAAAAAGGCAATACAGAGGCAGGCAGGCATTGGCCCAGACCGTGTGAAAATTGTACCTTTCGTGCATGATTCGAGTGCCAATAAAGCCCCTGTCTATCAATCAGGCATATCGGGGGCGTAGATTTTCTACAACAGACAAGATACGTTTTGCCATGCATTGTAACGTGATGATCCCCGCAGGAAGCGTCCCCGATGGCCCACTACGTGTGGACTTCGAGTTCGGCTTTTCCAACAAGGGACAGGACATCGACGGCCCGATCAAGGTCTGTCTTGATATCCTCCAAGAAAAGTTTAAGTTCAATGACAACAGAGTATACGAAATGAATGTCACCAAACGCATCGTCAAGAAGGGCGAGGAGTATTGGGCATTCACAATAAACGAAGCATGAGACGAAGACTCAACACATTAACCATTATGCTCGTCATGCTCATCCTGATGAATGCGGGGATGGCATACTACATCTACTTCAACTCAACCCACGTAAACAGCAGGGCAATGAGGGCGATGGAGGACAAGGCCGACGCAATCCTCAGGGAGGTAGACGAGAGCAAACAGAGGATAGACAAACTGTACACGGAGATTGACAATGCCCGTGACACTATCCAAATTATTGCACAGAAAAGAATAACCAACAACAACACCTATGTCCAACAAATTTCACGCATCCTATCTGCTGATAGCACTCATCAGTATGCTGAGTATAAACGCAACAGCACAAAATTCGACAGCCTTTTCTTCGACGGATTCTTCTTTAACCGCAAGCCCCGCTGAGCAGATCAGGTTCAACATGACCTTCTCTTCCATGTGGTATTGGTATGAAGAGTCCGGTTTTCTCGATAGGGAACTACTTGAGACGAAGCGCATCTTAAAGATGTACGAAGACGTAACTGGGATACAGGCGGCGAACGAAAAGGATCTACGAAATGCCTACGAGATTAAGCAGTCTGTCTGTAAGGAGTGCGTCCCCGCCCTTGAGAAGGCCAATGCCGATGTTATCTTGTACAAGGGTAGATCAGAACGCAGGGCCAAGGCGATTGTAATCAGCGTCCCCGCAGCCCTTGCAATTGGACTTGGACTCGGACTAATACTGAACTAAAATGGAGATGGTGAACAACCCAGAACACTATGGGGGCAAGGACAACCCATACGAGGCCATAAAGGTCATCGAGGCATGGGACTGCGGCTTCAACCTCGGCAATGTGCTTAAGTACCTCAGCAGGGCTGAAAAGAAGGGATCCCCGATCCAAGACCTCGAGAAGGCAATGTGGTATCTACAACGTGAAATCAACAAACGAAAACAAAATAGCAATGGCAACAATCAATTTTCCGATCAAGCCTGACAAGACAACCATGTCAGCAGAGTTCGATGTCCCCTACGGGGAGGTTTATAGAGTCCGTCTGCACCGGGTCATCAATGGCAAGAACGAATATTCCTGCGAGGTTCTTACCGAGGGAGTCCCCGATGACATACGTGAATTCATCATACGTCATGTGGTGAGTGATGCGAATAAGCACGGGGTTTTTCAATAATAAATTTTTAATCGAAGCGCGTCAGCCGCCACATTGTATGGCACTTGTTAGCAACTGACATTCTTTACAAATCAAAATAAAATGAGAAGCTACAAAAGAGAACTTGAAGCAATCGCAAACGATTTGCTAACTCAAAATGCAGATGCAAAAGGGAATGAAAACAAACCGAACTATTCCAACAGGGATTTTATGAACGCAACTATTATTTTCCAAACTGCCTTAATGGACAAGATGTATGATAACCAAGATTACGATGATATGTCGGTTGAGGATAGAATGAAGATGGTATTAAGTTGTGGTTTGGCTCTACGGAAATTAATACACACTTATACTGGCTTAGACACTCACAAGGTTGAGGAGTTTCTATAACGGTTCTCGTGTATGCGTAGGGCGAATTATTAATGATTAAACTTAATAAAATGAATTTAGACATAACAGAAAAATGGGCAAAAGAAATAGCCTTAATGAGTGATGCAGAGTTTGAACAGAACTGCAAACACATTGAAACTTTATTAAACAGACGGAAGCAAGCCTTACGCATACACGATGTTATAAGCTGTGTTTGCCCTAATGAAATTAAGACAGGCACAGTAGCAATTCATTGTTGTAATTTATGTGGCAAACCCGATGAAGTTTGGTGGTGCAAACATTGATTATAACGTTTTGCAGCCTTGCGCAGTGCGGGCTTTAAATGCACTGAATTGTCAACACGCACTAAACTTTATAAAATGGAAGAAACTTTAAACCTACCACTGAACCCCGCATTGAGCAAGACTGCTGTTATGCGCTGTGGTTCTTGTCTTTTCGCTCAAGGTGGCGATGAGTTCAAATTTCGTAACGGAGAAACGAATTTTAGGTATGAATGCACTTTAAGAAGTCGTAAGGGCAATATAGTTTTTTTAGACAGTCAAAGCGAACATTATAGATGGCATAATCAAAAGGCTTGTGAACATTTTGAAGGTGCTGGTAAAAGCCTAAAAAAACGAGCGGACTTAGACCACACGAAATTTGATTTTTTGTCAGACGGTCATTTCGAGGTCTTGCCATAGCGCATAACTAACCGATAGGAGAACCATTGGTACGCCTATCACACTTAAAATAGGAGATTGGAGCAAAAAACAGTAGCCCTAAATAGAATCATCTGGACATTGACGTACTAAACAGCAGCTAATGAAAAAAATAAAAACAATAAATAGTTTATCTGGTGGAAAAACATCATCTTACATGGCGGTTCACTATCCTGCTGATCACAACGTCTTTTCTCTTGTTTGCATTGAAGCAGACTACTGTAAACCAAAAGACGAAAACCTTGTAAGATATGTTTCAGACAAGATAGGTCGTGAGTTTATAGCCACGGCTGAAAGCGATAAAACCCTGTACTTAATGCGTGACTTAGAGCAGCTTTTAGGCCAAGAGATTGTTTGGGTTGCGGGGCCAACATTTGAGGAAGTTATTAAAAAAAAGAAAGCATTACCGAATAGAATGATGCGTTTTTGCACTACTGATATGAAGATGGTTCCGATTTTTGAATATTGTCGTGATGTTATTGGAGACATTGTGAGGATGAGGATTGGGTTTCGTTATGATGAGTCAGAGAGAGCTGACAATCAGAACACCACTATTCGAGCGATTGTTGGTAAGATGGATAACGGAAGGAACAGGTGGGCTGATGTTTATTGGCGTGAACTTGAGTTTCCGCTGATTGAAAACAAGATTTTTCATGGTGATGTGGCTAAATGGGCCTTATCTACTGATTTGGTATTTCCGTCTGATAGTAATTGTGTGGGATGTTTTTGGAAGCAAATTCAGCAACTTCGGAAGAACTGGGAGGATGAGCCGAAGAAGATGCGTTGGTTTTCTGAAATGGAGAAAAATACAGGCAGGAAGTTTCAGAAGGACTTTACTTATGATCAGGCAGCTAATATCGGTCTTCAAGCCGAGTTTAACTTTGGCACTGGATCAGGTTGTCAAGCGGGGTTTTGTACTGATTAAACAGCAGCTAATGACTTGTAATAACCCTAATGGATGCGACTGCCCTAACAGAAGTTTCTGTAAGTGGTATGGGCCAGAGAAGAAAAAGCCCAAAACGGGGATGAGCAAAGGATCATCGCCAATGAGGAAGACAAATCTCAAGAAGCAGAGCAACAAGGGGAGGCAAGTCTCCCTACTCTACGGTCAACTCAGGAAGGTCTTCTTAAAGAAGAACCCCAAATGTCAGGTTGGATCACCCGAATGCACATCATTTAGCTCGGAGGTACACCACATGGCTGGCAGGGGCAAGAACACCACAAGGGTGGACACGTTCTGCGCCACCTGCTCACCGTGCCATAAGTATATACACTCCAACCCAAAGTGGGCAAGAGAGAATGGTTTCCTACACCTGTAGACCCTTGATATCCTTAGCTTTGATGCACAATTCCTGACACTTGCCACACTGGAAGGCCTTCTTACCAGCCTCCCTCGTCCCATCGTCAGTCAGTATAATTTTGTTCTCGCAGTCCATGCATCCAATCCATAGACTGCCTTGATCTTTTTCTTTTAACATAGAATCCAAAGATAAATAAAAAGGGGGCAAACAAGGCCCCCGATTTATTAGCCCTGAACGGGGCGTCTTGGCAAACGGAAAGACTGTCCTTCTGGGTCGTCTTCATCCGCACCAATTATCGTCCAATATCCTGATGATGTGAAGTTCTTACCCTGTGCAGGCAGCTCCTCCATCTGACACTCAACAACGGCAAATTCACGAGTATCATCCCACTCAAATACCTGAGGATTACCCTCGGTGTAGGCTGCCCCCTGACGCATCTCACACAGCCCGAAATTACCCGCCTCGTAGCCACCTGAGATGGCGTCCTGAGCAGTGCATCCATTGTAAAGCTTCCACCTGACAATGTACGATGCCCCCGTCTTGTCGTAGGAGGTAATCTTTGTTCCGTATCCACTCGTTATTGGAACAAGGTTGACAAAGGTCTTGGCAGTGAATGTGTCAAGATTATCGTTGTAAACCTTTACAAAGACATTCGTGATGTGTGTGTCGGGGTTGCGATCTATCCCGTAGTAGAACGATGCGAGTTTCTCATACAACTCATCGACCGTAATCCCCGCAATGGTTGCCAATTGATCAGCGCTGTAGTCCGTAAACTTGCGTCTAAATAAAATACGATAGGTCTCGTTGTAGGTCTTTACCTTAAATACCCACCTGCCCGATGACTCACGGAAAATATGGAGTTCTTGGGCGGGGATGTTGTGCGTAGTCCCATTAAACGTGAAGGTAATCGGGGCCTTGTAAAACTTCAGTACACCACCCTCACTTGCGATAAACTCGTGATTGAACTCGTGAACATAGTTCGATAGGAAGTTCAAGCCATACCCCGTGAATACGGGAGTGGTAGACTCAAAGGTTAACTTCCCCCCGCCAGTCAGTGTGGACACAAGCTTAGGCTTCGTGTGCTTGGTGCTTTTAATAACGCACGATGATAGAACGGACGCGGCTTCAGGAAGACCGAGGTCTTGCATTGTCAATATTTCCATTGTCTATAAATTTACTTGTTTAATCCAGTCTTTAACGTCGAATGACGGGCACGCCTTGGTGACCCCGGGGAAGTCCCTATGACCAAGGATTTCAGCCATTGGATACCTGACCTTCATGTCCTTCAGTAGTGAAAACATGGCCTCTTTTTGAGCCTCGGAACGGGTGTCCGTTGGCCTGCCCCCGACAACTCCACCCTTGTAGCTTATGTGGATTGCGTTTGCATTGTATCCCTTTACCCCGTTTGTAATCTTGTACTCAGGTGACAACTCGTCTACACTCCCATCATAATTTATTAGGTAGTGGTAACCCGGATTATTCCATCCAAGGGTTTCTCTCCAATACTTTTGGATATCCTCTGTGGACTGATGCTTTGGGCCAGCAGTACAATGAAGGACGATATATTGAATGATTCTCGACATCCCTCTTTTTTTTTTTTAGCTGATTTCAGAAAGAAAAACCGTGTATGCGGTGTTCGCGTCTGCCTCAAGTAATTCAGCGAATCGTTGCTGCTTGATCGGATCGGTCAGCGCAGCGGAAATCGCGTTGCGTTGTGCTTGCAGAAGAATAGTGTCTGACCAACTCAATGAGCCATCCTCATTCTCCACAGGGGAAACCGTATCAGGGCCAAGCCTAAATGCGATAGTGCCCTTAGTATCGCTATACACGATGAAGTCCACTTTATTACTAAAATCGTATGTCATCACGAGAATGTAAATAGATTGCTTGTTGTTAATTGCTGCGCGGATGCTCCTGCGGCTGCATTTGCTATACTATAATTGACAAGGTCACCAGCAGCAACCGTGTCGCTATTGACCAAATCGCTGAATGTGCCTGATGCGCTTCCTGCTGCGATGGTGATGAGCAAATTACCATTCACTCCATTGATGCGTGTACGGAGCGTCAATGCACCTGATGCAGGTTGACCGCTGCTCGTTCTGAAATACCAACGCGATATAGTGCCTGCCAATGGCACAACGGATTGCCTTGCTGATTCAGTTGTTGAATCGCCAACGCTACCACCATAAAGCGAACCATATTCAGTTGCTCCTGCCGCTACTGTTGTCGCGCCTTGACCATTTGCCCAAGTTTCTTTGGCAACACCTGAAGGTATGTCTGCTAAAACAAGAGATCTGAATGTCGGTGCTGCTGCTGCGCCTGTTGTCGGCCCCGCATAAACGAGGTTGGCATTTTGGTTTGCCTTTGTAAGGGTCAGAGTACCTGATCCAGTAACAGGTGAGTTGGTGACGGTAAATTCTGCGGGGGCGGAAAGTCCTACTGAAGTCACCGTTCCTGAACCACCCACGCCAACCTGTGTCCAAACAGCCGCGCCAATAGTATCGTCTGTACACACATACAAATCAGGTGGCGACTGAGAGTAATCAATCCAAAAAGTTCCAACCTCAAACTCATCTCCTGAGTCGTCATTTACTGTCGGGGCAGCGTTAGCATGCCACACATAACCCTTAACATATCCTGAGTCTACAAGGCTCCTAAGTGTGTAATTTGCTGAATGATCTGAGTCGTAAACCGCACCCATAAAATTCACGCCACTACCTAACTCAACATATTGTGGATATACCTTGACATACGCTGCGCCAGTCGCATCGCTATAATTTACTTCAGAGTAAGTATCGCCAGCGTTGACATTTGCAGTAATAGTACCATCGGTATATTGCAAATTCACAAGCGTATTATTCAATAGGACACGCGATGTAATTCCAATACCACCATTTCGAATTAACTTGACGTTGTTATTAACCTCAATGTCACCTGTCACGGGGCTACCAACAGAGGTTCCTGCCAGCGGAATCCTTCCATTGAACGAAGACCAATCAGTGCTACTTAACTTCCCCGTATTGGTTGCCGAGGCCACGGGTAAATTGAATGTGTGAGTCCCCGTCGCACTTACGATTCCAAAGTCCGTCCCAGTCGTGCCAGTCGCAAAGGTCTGAACCTGCTCGGTCTGTCCGTTCAACGCAGTAATACCCGTTGTAAAGGTGGTAATTACCTGACACAAGTTATTATCCTCAGTGTGCAGTGTAATGGTTCTACCGCTATTGTTCACGTAAACCCGAACCGCAAGCCTATCTGTTAACGCAAGGGTTGTTGACGGTACAGCAAGGGCCGTTATATATGTGTCTATAGATGTGCCACCCGTAATTAGTTCAGGCGATGCAGAACTTGATGCTATTAGCGTAAAGGCGACTCCATCATACTTGTATAGCTCAACATAAAAGCTTGGACTTCCACCGCCAGAAGAGGCAGAGAAAAACATTTCAAAGTTCCAATTACCCCCGGGGATATTCAACTGAGATGGATCATTGGCATCCGTGATGAATGAGGCTATGTAGTCATTTGCTGCAATGCTGAAGTTAGTCCCCGGCCCAAGGATCGGAACGCTATTCATCTCGTAGTAGGTCACCCCACCAAAGGTTCCCTGATTAATACTACCATTCAAGTAGTAGCTAACGGAAGCACCTCCACCCGTAGATGTTGGGAAGTTAGCAAGAGAACCATCCCCTCGTACATATTGAGACGTAAGCCCCGCACCTGCTACGGTAAGTGTTCCCGATGTAGTTATCGGATTACCCGAGACAGTAAAAGCCGATGGCATCACAAGGTCTACCGAGGTTACAGTTCCTGATCCACCCGATGAGTCAACCAAGGAGAGCATGACGATGGCCTGATTGCCACTATCAACAACAACCATGACGGGGCGAACAATATCGGGGGATGTTGGAGCAGTAGCCGTCAACGCACCCGGAGTGGTCTCAGACAGGTACATAACAGTCCCCCCGGTCTGGGCAGGAACACCCACGTTTATTGTCCCATGCGTACAATACCTGAAGTTGTCAACGTCTATAACATCTATAACAATACCCGCAACGTAACTTGTGGCAATATTATCGGCCTGAGCAAGGGCAAAGGTATTGTCCCCCGATAGGTAGATAACCTCCCCGACAGAGAATCCATGCGCCAATTGATTAGCCGTAGAAATGACCTGAGTGGCATCGCAACAAAGGCTAACGTATGCAGAAGATACCCATACGTACATCTCCTCTGCGGCAATGTCGTAGTATAGTACACGCTCCTCCCCGACAAGTGGGAAGGCAGCAAAGTTGGCGTAGTATTGAACCCCGCTAAGCAGGTTAAAGGTTGAGGTTCCAGAGTCCCACCAATACAAAAGGTTTGTGTCCTCTGTGGTGTAGATGACACCCGTCGTCCCCGGAGAACTCGCCGTAAGTGCAGCAAGGTCGGGGTAAGCAACAACAAGGGAACCAACATATGTAGGAGCCTTCCCGCAGCAACCCTGAAAGACATTGCTTGCAAGGTATGAGAACCTATTGTCAATCAGCCTCGCGTAGTTCGAAGCCCCGACGTTAAGTAGAGGAGACGATGGAGTAAACGAGACCGTGGCCGATGGAGTGATGACCGTATCAAGCGGCTTCACATTGATCTTAAACTCCCCGCTATCGGTAAAGACGATAATGTACCCGCCATCAGAGGATACCTGAATCGTATCAGTAACCTTGGCGCTGAATACTACTCTTAACTCTGTGTCAGTAAAAAGAACAAGGTCACTCGTGGTTCGAGTAATAACCTTTATATCATAGACTGATGCCGGGCTGAATGCCATTTAACCTTTTGAGTTCGGCTTCAATTTCATCCTCCGAACCTCGACTACAAAACAACGGCAAAGATGTGAATTTAAAGACTATTTGAGACGAAACCATTTGGGTATAATTTGTTTCATCCACACCCGAATCAACAAAAGCGTTGTAGTATTTTATCGTGTCTGAATATTCCCTGAATGAGGTAGGCTGACTCACGATAGTATCAGCCTTCTTGACACTCATTCTGCTTACGGGGAACAGCAAGTCTGCTATCTTCCGTGGTGTCATCCTTCGCCCCGAATCGTTCTCGCTAACCTGAAACGACTTGATAAGTTTACCCTTTTCCTTGTGCCCATTATTATTCAAAAGGTACAAGACCTCGGAAACATTCCTGCACTTGAGTATCTGCTGTCTGTTAACGGGGGTAGGAAATGCCTCCGCTTGAGTTTCTGAAACAACCTGAACGTGGTCTGGAAACTCAAGGGTTATGTGTAACCTATTGTCCTCCACATAGAAGGACTTTAACTCTACTCTAATCGGCATTCACAATTTACTGCGCTCCCAAGTTCTGCACTTGTTGCTTGAGCATTGTTATCTCATACTGAACGGCACGAAGGTTTTCCGCACACTTATGCTCCTGATCCTTCATCGTCTTGTACTCCTCACGAAGCTCCGAAAGTTCTTTGGAAATCTCGTCCGTGTACACCTTCCATCTGTCCACCAGCTCGCTAAAGTCGCTACGCTTTTCCTGACGCTTTGTAGCGTACAAGGTTCCAATTGAACCGACCACAGTGCCTCCCACTCCTATCAATGCGTCAAAGATGTCCATCAGATTAAAGTGCCCTTCATTTTTGCGTAAATGTATATCCAAAGATTGTTGATATTTTGGGTATCCTTTACTCACTCCAATTTTACCTGTTAATTATAGATATCGTGATTGCATCAATCAAATACTGTGGGATCTTCTTACCCTCCTTGGGCGGGCTTGGGTAGTCCTTTGGCTCTGCTGCTGGCAATTCATTCACGACCTTAACAATCGCAGACTTACGTATCCAGTCTATATATTCAGACCTCTCATCATACGGAACAGACATCAGGAATTTACGAGACACATCAATGTACTCACCAAAAGCCTTGGAAACCCCATCACTGATTTCTCTTTGTATGTTTTTGTTGTCCGTGATGTCAATCATTGAACCCGTAACAGACTTGTATTCGTTAAGGATATACCTATTCGGAAGCGCTAATACAGATGGGTCATAGTTACCCTTATCGTCGTAGAATACCTTGTAATCATCCTTGTGCTTCTGCTCATGTTCAGCCATTCCATAGAACACATCCTTCATAAACAATGAGGGGACAAACTTTAATGTTGACGGGAAGTCTATTGGATTACCAAACGGATCAAGGCTTTCAAGATTCTTTCTGTCTTGTATGAATGGGTCAGCAAACCAAACATCCTTCATAAGGAATTCTGCCATGCGACCATCAGCCTTACTATCAACATAAAGCTTGTGCTTGTCCATCATGTAGTATATCTCCTTCTCTATTCCCTCTGCCGTCTTTGATGAAACGAGCGACTTACCGGGGCTGATCAAGAGGGTATTGAATACACCCTGAGAGTCGCCCCTGCTCATCTGATTCACAATTCGTGTAACATTACTAAACTCAAAGTTGAATGAGCTTATGGCAGCCTCTGCACCAATATCAACGGCGCTAAAATCTTCACGTTGTTTAAGGGTGGCATAAGCCTTGTCAATAGATTGCCCCTCCAAAGAAACTTGGTCATCGTAGTACCTCTCGTTGTCCCTCTGTTCTCCAAGCATCTTTAATGCACCATAAAGTTGAGGGGGGAACCAACCAAAGCTCCAGTAGTCATAAATAGCAGTACCATCGGGATTTGTGCCCGTCCTTATTCTTATTGAGTTTATTGGCTCAACACCCCGTTTCTCTTGCTTTACCTTTCTATTAGAACCAAAGAAGTCTATGTATTCACCAATGCTGTACACCTTTCTTGTGAGGTTTTTACCGGGGTTCTCTGGGTCGGGAATAGGCTTACCATTTTCATCCTTTAACTCTTCCTCATCATATGCCTTTGCCAAGAAGATGAAAACAGCCACGGTCAATAGTGTACTTGCAGCAAGACGAGCCGTGTACTCTCGAGTATCAGTCAGAGGAGTCCATTCGATATTTCCATCCTTATCTCTCTTGATTATTGGCATGGCAGATGCTGTCCCATCAGCCTTTACGCTTGTCATCCTAACGGGGATCGCTGATATAAATGGCCCAATGACGGGGGCATATCTCGATGCCTTCTCCCCGAGAACAAGGGCCATACGACTGAAGAGGAAGAGTGGCTGAAGAATCCTTTGTTGAGCAAAGCCAGCAAGTCCAAGGACATTATTATTAGTGTCCTTACTTGTTGATATCCTCTTTGCCAAAGAGTTAATGTAAGCGGCAAATACAGTCCTTGGTTCGGACATACCAATTTCATACTCAGCCTTCTCATGTGCCCTTGCAAGAACTTCAGAGTCTGTATTTTCGTTTAACAGCTCACGTCTGCGTGACTTTTCATAGTTCTTTGGAATAGAAAGTCCGTTTGCAGTCATGTCGGCAACCTCATCTTGTATCTGCTTTTCGATGGCGGCCTGTTTTTGAGACGATACACCAAGCATATCGGCCATCTCTTTCTCAAATTTAGGGTCGCCCGGCATGATCCCCTTAGCAGCAAGAACCCTTTCAGCATCAATGCTTGCATAAATGTCTCTGAGTGCAGTGATGTTTAGGTAGTCCAAGAAGGTCTGAAGATCAAATATGAAGTTTGTAATACCAATGCTTTTGCCCTGAAGACCTATGTTAATAAGACCTTTAGATGCTGCATACGTTAGGGCCTTAGTCTTGTCACTCCTCCACATCTTGCTTATGTCCTTCCAAGACATTTCCCTAACCCTCGTCCAAGCACGATCCTTATCATACTCCTTCCCGTCGGTTTGTATCTCTCGGCTGACGGGGATTTTATGGTATGCAAAAACATCTTTAGCCGAAGCCCTAATCGCAGATCGCCCCTTCATCGCATTGTCCCAAGCATGACGAACGCCACGCAATGTCTTTGCAGGGCGAATGAAGGCAGACTTAATAAGGGATGGAGCAGACAGAAGGAAAACGGACATACCACCAGTCAACAATGTACGAGGTGCTGAAAGGATATTTCTAACCATAACCTCTTGCATCACGTCGTTAAGTATACGCAGGTTGTTCTGAGCATAAAAAGCCGCAATATTATTTGCTGCCCTCATAACAGAATTACGAGCTGTCCCCGGCATCATTCCAGACGCCATGTTCATAAGCTGCTGCAACTGCTGTATATGAACTGGATTCACGCCCTTATAGCCAAGGTATGTGGACAAGGCATTTGCAAATCCAAACTGTGACATTGCGCCACGGGTTGACATAATTTTGCTAACCGCCTTAGCAAGATCGGAATCTTCTTTTCCGTCATTCAATTCTCTAATGAGGTTTGTTATCTTGGTCTTGTCCTTGCTCTTATTGATTCTATTTACCTCATTCTCAACAGCTTGAGAAAGCTCATTGATTTGATTCATCGACATATCCGGGAACCTTTCCGCGAGATATTCATTAAGACTTTGTGCCGAGTTCGGATTATTGTAGTATTCTTTTATTACATCTTTAACCCTTTGCTTCTTAGCCTTTTCATAAGCGGCTTCAGCAGCCCTAAGCTCCGCCTCTGCCAATCTTTGTGCTTCAATTGCCTGACGACGAGCTTCTTCGCTTTCCTGCTTTTGCCTTGCCTTTTCAACTGCCTTCTCATGTTTTTCTCTTGCCTTTTCCCATTGCTTCCGGAGCTTTTCTTGCTCCTTCATTTCAGCCATAGCCTGCTCATTGGCGGCTCTCTGTTCTGCTACACCAAGGATGGAGTCAACAATGTTGTCAAACATGAGCAAGACCCTCTTTTGTCTCGCTGCATCCCACTGCTCTTGACTAAGATTGGATGGCTTTGTGCCCCCCGCAAGATCCAAGTGCTTGCCTTCAAGTACCTCATTCCTAAGGACGGTCAACGCAGCCTTTAAAATGGTTTGCGCCTCATCCTTGTTAGATAAGATTTCTTTTATGGCTTGCTTCTCTGATATCTTTTTGCCCTTCGCCTTGGCCTTGATGTAGTCAGGTCTTGCCATTTGAATGGCCTTACCAAGGACGGATATTATCTTGTCGGTTGACTTCCCTTCGATGGCATCCTTGACCATCTCTGTTAAGTCCTCTCGCTTCTGCTTTTCAGCCATCTGAGAGAGTTCAGCCCACTCGGACTCAACGGCCTCCCTGATGAATCTCTTGGAGACTATGTTGCCTATTTGTTTTGATATAGACGCAACGACCTCCCCGATTGTGTATGCCCCGCTTTGGATTTCAACCATTGCAAGTTCTTTCAGGGCGGCAATACGCTCAACCCTTTCTGGCGTTATGGCCATCATAGGGCCGGGGGCAGCAGCAGAAGCAAAGGCTTTTTTAACACGATCAATCGCCTTTTTCCTTTTCTCCTCAAGCTCCTTCTTCTTTGATACCTTCTTCTCCTTTACGGGAGGGGCCTCATCAATACTATCAATAACATTATTAACAACTGTAGATTCAACCGCCTCTTCAGCAGCCGACTGATTCATTTCGTTAATCTCGGATTGAATCTCATTGACGATCGTCTTTTTCTTTCTTCCTGACGATACGGTCTTGTTGAGTTCCTTGTCCTGACTACTTGAGATTTCCGCAAGAAGATTTGCCAACGGGTCAAGACTCTTGGATGCATCCATAAGTGCAGCCGACGTACCACCCGCCCGACCTACGGCATCAAGCCAGTTGTTAAACTTGGTCAGCGCATCCATGTCACCCATCTCATATGCGTGAACAGCCATGCGCTGCATAGTCATAATTGCAAAGGCCGACTTGTGCAGTGGATGGCTTGGATTCTTTCTGATTTCAGCCTGATCTTCATTGAACAGGTTTTCAGCAAAATCATACGCCTGCTCAAAGGCTTCGTCTTGTGTTATCTCACCCCTATCTACTGCGCGTTGAAGGTCTATGAAATACCCCTGCGCTTGTTCTTTAGCTGCCTCCGTGCTTACAGATTCATACTCCTGAACATATTCATTAAGCAGGGATTGATACGATTCATTAGCCTCGATTCTCTTTGCCCTCCTTGGTGTTTCGCCTGATGGCTTTTCTGCTTTAGGCTTTGGAGGTTTAGCAATACCACGTCCAACACCAGACACCATATCTTGGTAGTTGTTAAAAAGCATCTCCCGCATCTGATCATAGGTCAGCGGGGTTGAGCTTCCATCAACGTAGAACTTACAAGGCTTCAGTTTACCCATTTTTTATTTCAATGATGAATCAAAGATAAGGAGGGCGGCAGGATCATTATTACATCTGTCCAATGTAGCGACGAGGTCAAGGTACTCTCCGACAGACTTTCGCTGAATCTCAATGAACTGAAGGAGGAACTGCTGAACAGTCACGTCCTTGCTTGACTTGTATAACTCCTGATAGAACTCCTCAAGCTCCATCTCAATGCTCAATGCCTCCTCAAATAATTCCTTTATTCCTTCGGCTTCCACATCAATGGCGGGGAGACTTGGCATATCAGCCTCGTCATTGCGATCGTTGAAGAAGTCGGCAAGAATCTGCCAGTGCTTTAGCTCCTCCTCACTCTCGTGAAGGAAATACTTCTGCGCCCCGAAGTAGCCCTGCTTCTGAAGACAGGTAGCAAAGTATTTGTAGGTATTAGATATACGAAGCTCGTGTTGAACGGCCTTGTTGAGACCAACCTTGTCCTGTGCTGAAAGTAGCGATTTCATCTTTTTTTTTTATTTTCTTTTTATGGGCAGTCCTTCCTGACTCGACCCTCTTGTTCTAAACTTTCAATTATCTTATCAAAGTTCAAAGTTACTTCTCTTGCCCTATCATAAGCATCTTGTCCATACTTTTCTTTGAAATTTCTTCTTGCTTCTGCGGCATTCTTACCCTTCTGATCGAGGACAGAGTCTATCTCGGTAATGGCCTCTCCTACTGCCGGGGCAGCCTGAGTCATTCGACCTATCTTCTGAGCCATGCTCTTGGCCTGTTGCTCCGTGAGATTTGGCCTGCTAAGTGGCTTACCATCTGCACTGATTACCTGATAACCCTGAGAGGTCTTTCGGACAGTTGGCCCCGCCTCACGACGCATCCCGGTTGACATTTGACCCGCTACCCCTTCTCCCATTGCAGGGGCTTCTATTGTTGTTTTTAATGAGCCAGCCGCCCCTGTCATCGGCGCTTTTCTTTGAGCCTCAGAAAACCTTTTACGCCTTTCTTCGGGCAACAAATCAATTCCATTAACCCTTCTATCAGGAACCCCTACAACACGACCAAGGATATTGTTTTCATAAGTGCTGTGATTGCTCTTTCCGCCAACTTTAACTGGCTTTAAAACAATCATCACATCATTGATATCAAAACCATTATCCTTGTAAAAACCATCACGCATTCCCTCTACATCAAGAGACAAATTGATTTCATCAAGATATTTTTTAATTGGCGTCCCCTTTGTTTCTGTTTGCTCTCCTAATGCGTTTAACAATCTTTTTCTATCATCTCCAATCGAGTTTCTTATGCTTTCATAAGAATCATGCTTTTGTAATATTTGTGCGATTGGCCCCGCAACACCATTCTTTGTGTTTAAAGCAATAAGAGTATTTGCAAAGCTTTCCCACGACTCACCAGTTGCTTTTTCTATTCGATTTTTAAAGACATCAAGAACCGATCTATTAAATAGCTTTGATTTTTTAGGAGATCCACTAATAATAAAAATGTAATCTGAATCGTTAATATTCTTTTCAAGTGTGGAAATATTTGCTCCACTTGCCCAAATAGCATCAAGACCATCTTGTACATTTTGATTTTTTGGATCTAATGGCCATGACGGACCTGCGTCTAAGTAGTGCTCACCATTAACTGTTTCGTCTGAATAAAATCCACGTCCAAGTTGATCGGCTGTCCAAAACCAAACTTTTTCATTTTTTTTAGCAATTTCTTCTATAAGACTTTTAATGTCTATTATATCAGAAGCCTTAACAAATGATAGACTATGTCCTTTTGGATTTACCTCTATTTTAGGCCCATAAATAATTCTCTCAAAAGATGCTTGACTAATCGTTGTAGGGCTTAATATTGGAGATGAAAGAGTTTTTAATGATTCTACATTGTTTTCATACCGCATCACATTCTTCTTCCCAACAACATCCGCAATGCTTCCCTGTTTGTTCAATGCATCAGTTAACTTCTTGGCAAGGTTCTGAACCTCTACACGGGGAGAGTTCATGGCTATTTTAGGCAGACGGAAGAACTCTGCAAGGGTGTTCATAAAGTCTATGATCTTCTCCCGTGTACTCTTATCGAATGTCCCAAAGTCAAGCTTACCCGCTGCAATCTGAGCGAGAACCTCAACAACTGTCTCGTCCTCTATAACCGCTTGGCCCGCCTTCTTGTACTCAGGATTGTTCTTAATCATGTTCACCACACGAGCCACGTTTGGATTCGTCTTGGCGGCATTCATAATCCCATCTACAATAGCCTTGTACAGGGCGGGGTTTGTGTTTCGGATGATGTTGACAACGGGGTGTGTTCCCTCGTGGTAGGCAATCGTCTTACCCCACTCACCTTTAACTTTATCCCTATTGATGTATATTTTTTTATTAGCAGCAATAAAGACTCCTTCACTCTCAGATTGCTGACCATCTTCAGTGGCAACGATATTTTTGTATTCAGCGTCATCAAGAACCTCTACAGATATTTCTGAAGGAGATAAAAACTTACCCACGTTACCCGCAGCAACCTCACCCTCTACAACTGCCTCTTCTGCCATCGGGGCCTCCTCTACTGCTTCTTCAGCCATAAACGAGGCGACATCTTCAGGACTCTCTTTGGTCATCCGAACTGCCTCTTCCGGGGACACATTGCTTGCCTGCACAAGTGTTGCTGCGTAGTCTGCCTCTGCATCGCTTAGGTTCGGGTCTACATCCATGACGGATCCCCGAGCTGTGTTCCACTGCTGCTCGTAGTCCGCCTCCTCCTCCTGAGTAAGTTGTACTGGCTCAACAGATGGAGCTATTTCCATTTCGGAAACAACTTCGGGCTGCTCTTGTAAAGCAATACCTTGACCTTCTGCCTCTGTCGGTAAAGCTATGGCTTGACCTTGTTCACGTTTTTCCTCTGTTCGCGTTTCTTGAACAGGCGGTTTTTGTGAACGCGCTTCCTCAACTTTCTCTACCGAAATTAAGTCAGATGGTTCAAAAAATCTATAATCAACTCCCGCTAAAGGATCATTTAATACTGTTCCAATATATCCTTTCTTTTTACCGTATTCGCTTATTTCTTCTTCAGTCGGAGAATCATTTCCAGTTTCCTGCTCATACTCATTCATCAACTCAAAGTAATCCGCAAATTTTCCTTTTTTACCATAATAAGCCCTTACAACTTTTCCATGAGACGCTGCATAGTCTTTGTTAGGTGATGTAGAAACGCCAGATGTAAAGTGTTCGTGACCTTCGCTTTTCTTTAATTGCGACTCTTCGTCTTTCGTTCCTCTATAATATATGGTTCTTGTGTCATAATCCTCTGTATTAATAGCTTTTTCCGCCTCTCCTTCACCTCTTGCAACGTCAGCGGCGGGTTGTACGCTTGCCTGTGCCGTTTCAATTCGTGCTTTTCTTTTTAATATTTCCTCGTCAACGAATGGGAGTTTGTAATCGTCGCCCCTGCTATCTGCGTATTCCCTCTCCTCAATCAGTTCGTCGTCGCTCATTTTTGACAACTCAGACTGATACTCTCCCATTATCTCAGACTGCTTTTTAGCGACCGCATCGTCAACCAAAGCCTTTATTTCGTCTGCCGTCTTTCCGGTTGGGTCAATTACTATTTCGTCTTTCGTCTTCCCAAATTTATCGCGGGTTCTGTTTGTTCGTGGCGTGGCAATCGTAATGTTTACGCTGTTCTCCTCAACCCTTGCCGGATTAGGACTGTGGTCTGAAATTCTCAGTTGAATTGGCCCAACAGGAATGTATTTGTCGGATGCCACAAAACGATTGCCTCCGTAAGATTTATGCAGTTCGTCTAATGTCGAATCAACCAAATCGTCGTCAGATTTAATCAATTCTTCTTCCGTCTGCTCCTACTACTTATCCTCCTCCTCCTC